AAAAGACACACGGGGTTCTTCACCCATCATATCATAATCCGCTTACGGGTAGAAAGTCGAAGACACAACTTCCTATTTTATCCCCAATTGGTATTCATTGTTATGAGTATGTTCTTTCCTTTTGATCTAAGGAATTATCCTCTCTTTTGGCAAAGAGCGCTAAACGACGCCGACGCATTGACGTCCCGTCCTCCCTGGCGAACCAGAAAGAAGACAGTTCATGAGTTAGACTACTTTACAATCTCCCTCACTACTCGATGAGTATGGGTTTTCGCGTTCGTTTTTAACGAACGGTTACTAGGACGATACCTTTCTCCTACATACCCCCATCGTTTAGCCCGGTCTGGAGTTACAACTACCACGCAAAGTCCATCCAAAGATCGTCATCCTCCAAAGGTTTCCCTCTCAGTAATTCAGTTGTTGCATGCAACAACCAAATCCACTTACGGTATTCTCCTTGGAAGACACTCTCTCCTTGAACTTGTATGCGAGGGGACACTGATCGTTGATCGTCGTCCTCGTAGCTGTAACCAACCAATTCCTTCTCCAGAAAGCGATCTACATCACTGACCTTGAGATCTACTCTAATCTTCTCACTAGCAGATGGTTCCACAAAGGTGGTCCATCGTATAATGTCTAGAATATCAGATTCAGATTCCTCAAAGTCTATGATCATGTGACTGCCCTCCTGATGAGTCTCTTTCATTGTGAAGCTCTCGTTATAACCAAGCTTACCTTGTGGTTCCTCAAAGATCGTATCACTACAATCATTGAATTGCCATCTGGTCAGCCAAAGTTTGACGAGAACTTCCACAGTGGATTTCTCTTTCAGAAGATCAGTCCATGAGTAGATGTCCTTGTTCCTGTACCTTCGAGGAACGTGCTCTCTAACGGTTAATCTTAAGTCCTTCTCTTCACGGCACAATACACCATTTTGTGCTTCAACGTAAAGAGAACTCAGACCTCCTAAGATTTTCCTCTCGTACCCGGTCTCCACCATCTTCTTCAAGTGGGGAGGACGAGGGCCAACAACTCCTTCGGCAATACGGCGAAACTGCTCTTTTGAGACTATCCATTCTTTCTTCGAAGATTTGGATTTTTCATCAAAGGGTTTCCAGCCGGAGATACACGCGAACGCTCGATCCCGATTTCCATCAGAAATCTGCGTCGGATGATCCGATCTCAAGCCTAGACCTCCTACAGCCTGTGGGAGAGTCCAGTTCGTACACCTTGCCTTTTCCAGCAAGCTCATGTGCGAATCGAAGAATAGCTGTGACATCTCCGCGAACTGTCCATCAAACCCTCGCAAGAAGGCCTTTTGAACACTCCACAGTTCAGTCACGCTACGTTGTTGACCACCTTTGCCCTGAGCCGACTGCAAGAAATCCCCATTCACGAAAGGTATACTGCTACAAATTCCAAACTCATTCCGAAGAAAGAGTTCAGAGTTAATAACAGCAAACCGATCGCTTGTATAGGTTTTTCCCACAGACGGAACAAGGCCGAGGCAATCAGAGAGCTCATACCATCGAGCAACCTCATCTTCATTCATGGCCTCAATGCTATCGTCACCATTCACTTTGAACGTCATTGATTCGAAAGGTTCATCACCATTCGGATTTTTGACAATCCAGAGTAAAGCAGCGTTGACAATATTGAGAACTATGAAGGATAGGACCGAACCCATCAGTTGTCCATTTTTCTGAACAAATGGCTTGAGATAACCATCTTTTCTCTCCCATCGACCATAATTGACTACGTTATTCACTAACGAGTCGACTATGAGGTCTTCAGGAAGATCCAGCTGAAGGGCCAGTTCCCGTCCTACAACCCTGCTACAGAATCTCGCTAGATTGTCTGTTGCAGCCGAAAAGTCTCCGGAATGATACTTTTCTCCAGGTTGAAGAGGAGGCAAATCAGTCCAAACCACAGGTCGACCGACTAATTCGAATTGACGAATTGTCTTGAGTCCCTTCCAAAGCGCTAGCTGAAGTCCTTTGAGTGCATAGGTAGCTCTGCCGGGGCCCTTCGTGATTACACGAACCTTGAATGGTTCGCAAATCGGAACGGCCGTGCAAAGCATCTCTTCCTCGTAGGATCCGAAACTAGGTTGGATCAGTGGTACTTGAACGGATTTTGAACCAAGATCGACCATCTCATAATCACCAATCTGCGTGAAATGGATGTCGTTCGCCTGACCACCTTCCTGGCGGTTAGATTCGAATGAGGCCTTAGTCGAAGGCTCCCAAAACTTGGTTTCAAAAGAAACTCGGGGAACAAGCAGACTCACGATTCGCTGAACTCTTTCTTTGAAGATTCTTCTAATCATGAACGTTTCATTTGTCTTCGGAACGAACACAATGTTAGGCACAATCCGCTCTTTGGAGAGGGTGTCCCTATGTTTGCGTAAGTTCTTAATGACAAAGGATTCGTCCACGATTGGAGTACCCTTCTTAAGATAGAGGAACGCCTGTGCGTAAGTCCACTTCTTCGAGTCAAAGTCACTCATCAAACGTATCTGCCGTATTCTCTTCCTATATCCATGTGGGCCCAAGCAATGCTTGTTCCACTTGAATGGTAGGTCAATTTCCGGTAGAGGCGTCTGACCAGTGATGTAACTAAAAATGTTGCAGGACAAGTATTTAGCTACTTCTTCGGCTCGGTTCTTCAGGTAGAGTATATTCCATTGCAAAAGCAAGCGCGAGTATTCTCCTGAAGTCAGATCTTCCTCTCGAGGGAGACCTGCTGAGCAGAAGCAGAGGCGAATTCTTTCAACCAGCTCTAGGGCATGGTACCTCAACTTCTCTTCCCGATTTCCTTTGAGCTCGATTTGTCGTCGAGTTCGAACGGAATTGGAAATGTCGGCAAGCATTACCGACATGGAGGTTTTAATCTCAGTCATTTCACTCTGCGTGACTTGATTATGGGACACCTCTTCCAGACCCACCCGAAGTACAAGATATGATAGTTTGCGTAAAAACAAATTTGAGAATCTGTAGTACATCGGTCTTTCACTTTT